TCTATGTCGGTCAGGCTCCGAAACACGAATGGAAGCATTTGAATATCGACTTAACCTTAAAAGGAGATCCGCAATTTCTTTGGATCCAAATAAACCTTCACCAAAACGAATTTCTCAAGATCGCCATGGAACAGACCGGAGTCAAACAGGGAAAGAACGGATTTGAAAAGAATAAAACGCCTGAAGGTACACCTGATACTCCAGACAATCCGGACGAATACAAAACACACATTACGGATGCGTTCGATACGCTATGGCTAGGAATGAACTTCTATTTCACTCTGCCTGGTTCACGAGCCGGAGGTATATTCTTCTTGAATAATAAATAATATTATTAACATTTTCATTACAGATCTTTGCTTTTCCCGAATATTATTCCAACCTTTGTTGCGCCCTAAAAATTATTAAGTAATGACTCTTTGGTATAAATGTTATTCATAAAACAGAATTTAACACAAGAAAATAATGGGCACATTAATACCCTAGAGTACTTCAAGGAGGTATCTTACTATGAAACAAAACAAATTTTGTGATATAGACTTATCTGACCCTTTTTTTGATTCGCTAAAACAAGATTACCCTGAATTCTCCGAATGGTATGCCAAAAAGGCAAAAAATGGAGCAAAAGCTTTTATCCAAAGAGATAAAGATGGAAAACTTCAAGGATTTCTATACATGAAGCATGAAAAAGAGGAATTAAAAGAAATCAATCCCCCAATGCCTGCTGCAAGTAGATTAAAAGTAGGAACATTTAAAATAGATGCACATAATACAAAGTTAGGAGAGCATTTCATAAAGAAGATTGTTGCGGCAGCCTTATATATGGGAGTTACCCAGATATACGTGACTATCTACGAAAAGCATCAAGGATTAATCAAAATATTACAAAGATATGGTTTTACTGAATATGGAACGAAAGGAGAAGGAGATACTCCTGAGCTTGTTTTCACAAAATCTATGACAGATTTTACCGGAGATACGCTATCTGACTACCCTTTTATTCACACAAAGGATACAAGAAAATTCATATTATCAATAAAGCCCGAATTCCATACTCCCCTTTTTCCTGACTCTATATTAAATACTGAGGAAAGAAATAAAGAGTGTCTTGTTAAGGACGTTGCTCATACAAATAGTATCCACAAGATATATCTATCCAGTATGAACGGACTAGATCAGCTTAAGAAAGGAGATATATTAGTAATATACCGCACATCTGATGGCGCAGGTCCTGCAAAATATAGAAGTGTAGCTTCCTCTATATGTGTAGTTGAAGAAATAAAAAAGGCAAAAGACTTCACTACTATCGAAGAATTTCTTAAATATGCTAATACATATAGTATATTTGATGAAGATAAGTTAAAGGAATGGTATACTACTTACAATATGGTTGTTATTAAAATGACTTATAATGCTGCATTTGACAGAAGGATCACCAGAAACGAACTGATTGAGCAAGTGGGACTAAGCGCCGACAACTACTGGGGATTCTTCCAACTAACAGATGAGCAGTTTAACAATATAATATCAAGAGGTAAAATAAATGAAAGTATTATTATCGATTAAACCCGAATTTGTTCGCGAGATATTTGCTGGAAACAAAAAGTTTGAATACAGAAAAGCTATATTTACTAAGAGCGTAGATAAAGTTGTCGTATATTCCACAAAACCAGAAGGAATGATTGTGGGAGAATTCACTGTTGAAGAAATCATAGAGAAAGAACCGCAACAACTGTGGGAACAAACCCAAGAGGCTTCTGGTATCACAAAAGAATTCTTCGACCAATATTTTGAAGGGCGTAAAAAAGGATATGCTTTAAAAATTTCATCTCCCAAATTGTATGAAAGTCCAATTAATCCATTTGATTTATTTTCCTCTTTTGTAGCTCCGCAATCATTCAAGTATTTAACAGGAGAAGACTTAGAGCCTACATTAAGTATATGATACTTTTTAAATAGAGTAAGATAAAAGTGTCATCAATAGCTTTGTTATTAGTTCCACAAGTTAGAAGGCTTCCACAAGTTGGAAGCCTTCGTTATATAATAATACGATATCGTCATCAGTAATTCTAAGTATACACTCTATTAGTCCATATTATAAAAATCCAATTAAGACTATTGTTCTCTCGAATGTACTAGTTTATTCGTTCCCCTATAGTGGAAACTATTGTCTATAGGCGCACGAAGTAATTTATATACCTAAAAGAAGTAATCTATGCATTCATTTGTAAAGGCTCATTAAATGCAATTTTATAAACTGCGAAAAAATCTATATTTATTTTGCCTTTCCAAAAAGAATCACCATCTTTGTATCGACTTCCATTTGAAACAGGCGAGTAGGCTCGCCATTTTTGCTGCGGGCATTTTTTATGCCTATAGCATATCATATAGTTCCGTCCCGTGTGGAGCGTTAATGCGCCCACTGCCTGTTTCAGGTGGAAGTCAACGGGGAGCGGAACTTTTTTATTCCTCTTCGTCATTATTAATACATATTTCATTTAAACGACTTCCAAAATGAAAAAGAAAACTCAAAGCGCCAACGGACGCTACATATCCGTAGAAAAGCTTCAAAAGGCTCTTTCCAACATCTGCTTAGAAGTAGCAGAAGGTAACGAACATCTCCGGGTGAACAAATTACACAGAGGTATTGTCATTTATGCCAATGGTGGTACAGTCAATATCACATTCAATGAGAAAGGAGACCAGCAATGAAACCAATTAGAGTTGAGCAAGCCATCATTACCGATGCCATAGCTAATGAAGTATCTACCTTGCAAACAGGGGGAGCGGAACTTTGGATCTCTACTTTACGCAACGCTATTGATTGCGTAGCCAATGCCGACGGATGTGATAGTCCGGAGAATCGCCTCAATCTCGTACGTGAATTGCTAGCATTGCAAGACACATTAAAATGTTTCATTCCCGAACAAAAAGGAGGCCAAGCATGAAACGCCACAGAAATAAGAAATATACAGAAATGAAAGCTCTATGGCTACTAGTATCTGTACGTTACGCATTCAATCAATTTAAATTCGATAACCATGAACAGAGAACAGGCACTACAACTTGTAAACCAACTGCTCGCTCCAAACACGCCCATGGATGAAAGACAACGGGCAGCGGCACAACTTCAAGAACTAATTAAACTTCTATTACCGGAGTAATCATTAGCTTCTTTATTAAAAAGCACAGAGACACACCAATCTGTGCTTTTTTTATTGTCTCATACAATTCCCACAGCAAAAAAGATAAATACCTGACTTCCAAAATATAAAGGGTTCAAAAGGGGAAAAATTTCCCCTTTTCCCGTCGTCAGACCACGCACCGCCCTAAGAAAAAGTTTCGACCTCATGTTTTTCGATTTCCCTTATATGCTGCCCCCCTCCTTGAAAATCATCACGCACGTGATACCTATTTTTAAGTCGTAGGCGTGTCCTTTACAGACCATCAGACAGCTGATACCTTTGCATAAAAAGAAAATCATGAACGATATCATTACTCAAAACCTACTCACATTCATACTTGGCGGCGGTCTCCTGTCATTCGCTACAGGTTTCGCTACCCTCAAGTATACGAAGAAACAGGCAGAAGCTAAGGCCCTCAGCTCTGTTCAGGACGTGTATCAAGAACTCATTGCAGATCTCAGAGCTGATAAGGAAGCTATGAAGAAAGACAAAGAAGAGAGCGAAAACAGGTGGTCACTCAGGATAGAGCAACTGGAGAAGAACCAGCGTAGCCAGGATGATAAGATTCGGGATCAGGATAAAAAGATACTAGACCAGGACAAAAAAATTGCAGACAATGAAAAAGAAATAGTTGATCTCAAAAGATTCAAATGTATAAACCTATCGTGTAACAACCGAAAACAATGAAACATCATGTACACACTCTCATCTGCCTTATTTGCCTTGCTAGTACTTGGCTACTGTGCTCTTGCCGGACTACTTATCAAAACGATCGTAGCACTCAGGAACAGTGCAATCTATCTACGTCAGACTCCACTGTACACGATAGATCCGAAGACTATTACTCCAGATTCAACCTTAGTAAAGAGCAAAATGAAAAAGGCTGGAAAGTCAAAGTCAAATTCGACACGACACAACCTTCAGATTCAGTTACCGGACTACCCCCGATATCGGGTATCGAG